CTTCTTCAACAAGCGCTGCTGATCGACAAGCTCCATATAGTCAGCCTCCATCTTCGCCGATTCCTCCATGGACAACTTAGGCTCACCACGCAGCGCAGGAGCCTCCGGCTCCATTGCAATAACCTCATAAATCGTTTCAAGAGGCGGAAGTTCATCGGGAATGTCAAAATCCTCAGCGTCAATAATATCGTCAACTTCTTCTTCACCCTGAAGACGCTGAAACTCAAGCTTCACACGGTCACGAATCAATTGCTCGATCGGCGGAGTCGGCTCCCACCCAATCGGCGGCGCAAACGGGAGCGGGTTCAAAACCTCATAAGCGAGATTACCATTGCTGTCCCGAAGCAACACAGCCTTGCCTTCACCAGGATCATCAGACCACCCAGCACGCTTCAGATGGTCTATGGAAAGCTCCTCACGAATATCCTGAGTAAGCTCACCATCAACATGAGTGGGACGAAGTTCTACAGGAATTTTGTCAGACATCAGAAAGTCCTCGGGGTTGCGTTAGAACTCAACAGGCGACGAGCCTGAACGGAATTATAAGCCTGAACATACAAAACGTCCGCTGAAGGCGCAGCAAACGGGCGTTCAGGCGGAACTGCACTCACGAAGGTGGAGTTAAGCGCAGGGTCAGTAGCGAAATCACGGGCGAAGTGCCAGTAATTGAGAGTGGAAGTGCTAAACTCCCCTGTAACCCGAGACCACGCCCGGCGATACTCGTCATATCTATCAATATAGCCGAAAATCCCGTCAGGCGTCGCATGAGCCGCACGCACCTCTTTATTTGCGATGGCCTGTTGACCGATAAACTCCAGTTCACGCTGCCAATAGTCATATTTAGTACGGCGGTTCCACATACGGGGCATACCCGAAGTGTAGATCGTCTTAGGCAAGACGGAGGCAAGGGTAATAACAAATCCGTGTTCCTCAAAGAAGCGCCGAACACGATTCGACTTCATAGCCGTTATGCCATGACCACGAAGTGTCGACACAGGATTGGCACCATCTGCGGCAGTCTGAATGACCTCAGAGAATTGAATTGTCTGAACACCACCCCCCAAATACTCAGGCTGATTAAGACGAGCATCAGAAGAACGAACACCAAGAGCAGCAAGATATTCATTATAGCGCGAACCATACATCGCACGCGCCTCCTGAAACCGCTGAATCGCAAGAGACTGACGAAGATTATTAATAGTTATACCAGTCGCAGCGGCAAGATTGGCCTGCAAACCAGTCTGAGTACCGAACACCAAATCAGCATTCGAACTAAAAGCACCACCAGCGGTCCCTAAACGTGATTCCCCAGCGATACCCTGCAAATTAACGTTAGTCTTACCGGCACCACTAAAGTTAGGCGTAAGACTGTTCGTCACAACAGGGGCGGAATTGCCAAGCGGAATAGTAACCTGAGCACCCTTCTGCTCCCAAGGCCGAGAAGAAGTGAAATAATCCTTCTCCCAAGAACAATTCTGAAGAGCAACAGACGTCGTAGAATCGACACCATCAGCACGAGATACAGTTACCGGCGTCTGAAGATCCTGATCGCGGTAAAACTCATTCCAAATCAACTGATAAGCGCGAATAGGAAGGGCACTATACGCTGGCACCGTACCCACCGGTAAACCAAGGTAATTCAACAACGTGCCCTGTGTCACCGAACCACCTGCACGCGTCGGAAACACCGACGCATTCAAACCATCAGGACCACCAGTGATAAACGCTTCAAAGTTGTCCCACACAAGCCGGTGCGGAACAAACCAATGATGAAGCCTAACACGAACAGGATGCATCGGCGGAGCCAGCATCGGAGCACATCGAACCAACAAAGACGTCGCCAACTGCATACTATCCCCGGGCAACGTCTCCAAAACCTGAATGGGCACAAGCTCACCCATGTCCATAGACAAAAGATGAGTATGGCTCAGGTTAAATTTGTTCCTTTTCAAAGGACTCTCCTCTTGATGTAGATTTGCTGTTTCGCATCAAACTCACGCAACTTCTGTTCGTCTCTCTTAAGCACCTCCTGTTTCAACGATAGATTTTCTTTCGCAGCCAATCGCAAAGGGAGCATTTCCGCCGCGATCCGATCCAAGACCTCCTGCGGCGCTGATCCCTCCTTGCCCAATTTCTCACGAAGCTTCCTCATCAAATAACGACCGAGGGGATATTCAAGCGTGCCATGCCGCAAGCGGCTCGGCACATCAACAAGCGTATCATCCAACGAGTAACGCATCATCTGCGAAGCAACATCCCACAAACTATCATGCCCTATACCGGGCTTCAGAGACATACGAGCGAATTCGGGAAAACGACCCTTCAAACGAGGATCATCCTTCGCAGTCATCTTCTTAACCGTGTACTGACTAATGTACGCAGCAGACTTCACACTCAAAGACGCGACTTCAATAAGGCCATGTCCCCAGGTTTCGTAAACCAACTGACATGTACGGCAACATGCCGTGGCATCGGGCTTGTTCGTGCCCAATGCGCGAACAGTCCGCACTCGACTGCAGCCGGGATATCCAAACACCACCACGTGATAGTGGGGCCTAAACGACACATCGCCGTATTCCCCAACACCGAAATATCTGATCTTCAAGGGCTCTATCGCCCTTCGAAATCGCTTTAACCAATCCTGCAAATCCTTCGGTCTCAAAGTAGCCAAACCGGGTCCAGTGCCCGACCCAATCGAATTCGGCAGCTTTTCGTCCGTGTAAGTGAGGGTCAAGAAGAAGCTGTCCGTATGGCACATGCTTTCGAGCATCAACCGATGAGTCCATGTTTTTTGCCTTTCGCGACGACAAGGCCCACACTGCCCGCATCCGAACAGCATGGACCCTGTTGAGTATGGATTCTTGCAAACCAAGCTACATCCTAAAACCAATGCGCTGCCGAGGCGAACGGCGGCGCATAGACATGCGCCGACGACCACGAGAGCTACTACGACGACGACGATAACGCATCACTACCTCCTAGGATAATTGTAACGAAAACGGTTACGGGGACCACCCATGTCGGGCCGGAAAAACCGACCATACATCTCGCCTACGCTCCGATCCGCTGGAGCAACATACCGCTGATAATAAGGCTCAACAAAACGATTCCAATGATCACGTATAGCATAACCCATACCGTAAAGATCACCGATAATATCGCCCCAAGCATTTTCGACATTCTGAGCTCCGTTAGGAGTGCCTACCGGCACAGATGCATTCGTACCGGGAACGGGAATATTGACCCGACGATCCCGCGCATCAGCTACCGGTAAACCAGGCGTGGCTTGCTGAGCAAGACGCACACGCTGAGAAGCAATCTGTGTGCGGAGCAAATCATTCTCCAACTTGCCACGCTCCAATTGCAAAAGAGCAACCTGCGTAGCCATCTTAGTCTCAGGAGACTGATATTTAGAAACAGCCTGACCAATAGTATCCGCGGCCTGTCCAAGACCACTATCAAACACCTGAGCAGGAGCAGGGCCACTCGCGGGATTCACACCAAGTGCAGCAAGAGGATGAAGACCAGCAGCAACAGTATCAGCCACGCGCCACTGAACCTGATTCTGGAGAACCTTTTTCTGACGCTTCCACGCCTGATCTGAAGCCTCCTTAGCAGCGCTATTCCCTAAAATACCGCCGGCGATAGAGCCAACCGCTCCAATAGCAGCACCTAACATGATACCTCCGACATATAATTCCGGCGCCGCTGTTTCTGACGAGCGCCTTTGCCAGCGGAGCCGGTGGCAAAAATCACTTCGCGGCGCTGCTTGCGCCGCACACACACAACCACCTTTTCAGGAATGGCAAAACCTAAACGCAGAGAAGGAAAGGGGTCCCGATATTTCGCGGGACCCCACGATTGCCGAGGACGTTCTACCAGCCGACGAGACGAAATAGAACCCAGCACCGCAGCAGGACGCAGTAAACCCGCTGGATGCCAGCGGCGACGATCCTCAAACAATCGAAGATCGACTTTAACAGGCCGCACGGGGGCGGGGACCACCCGTGCGACAGGTCGATCAAGTAACACCGGACTGATAAAGCGCGGAGCGACATACCGTCTGGGACTAGCATCAGGATAAGATCTCCGCCGCGCCAAATCAGACCTCCGGTGTCACCTAGCCAGTAATTAACAAGGATAATTACTGGCCGTCAAGTCCCAACCACTGCACGGCAAGCTCAGCAGTGCAACTAGCGGTAGAGAAGGCTACACGCGCTGAGGGCAGTGGAGAAAGGAAGCGCCTCCCGGCGCTGCGCGGCCTGTCCGC